AGAAAGCATCCGCATCTTGGTCGCCGCTACAACGCTTGAAGCGGAAAAACGCCTGAAAGAAAAAACCCCTGTTCGGGTTGTCTACGAGGGAGAGCCCAAGGGTGGTGGAGCGTTGCGCAACGCTTGGCAGTCTGACCCCAAGGAAGGTGAGGTGATTAACAACCTTGAGTATGCAGAGCCTGTGATCTATGGCACCAACCTCCCGCCGTCTTGGAAGGGTGAATACAGGACACGGCAAAACACAGTCCCTGGCTTCCCGGACCTGATTGCTAAGGAGCTTGAGTCATGGGCTCAGCGCGAGTACAACAAGATTGCAAACAGGTGACGCATGGCTGCTGCTGATCTCAATTCCATTAGGGCAACCATCGAAGGCAGGCTTGCCACTGAGCTTGCTGGCAGCCCTGTTATCCCTGTGGTGTTTCACAACATGGCGTATGAGCCGACGCCAAGCAGCTCATGGGTGCAATGCCTGACCAGCTTTGGCGCTAGCGAATATCTGGGCCAAGGTTTGACGACAAACTCGCAAAACCGCATTGTTGGCCTAGTTCTGATCAACATCTTTTCAAGCAAGGGCGTAGGCCCTGGCGCGAACTATGTGATTGGTAAACGCATTCGGGATTTGTATAATCGAGTTATCGTGTCGGGGGTTTACTTCGACGCTCCTATCGGTCCGGAGGCACTGGCTTCGCCAGCTCCCGAGGGCTATTTCCAAACCCAGGTCCGTGTGACCTTTGAATCCATCGAGGAACTCTGACCATGGCCACCCTTCGAGGCGAACAAGGCGCAGTACAATTTGACGCCGCAGGCAGCAGCAACGCCACGATTGTTGGCACTCGTAGCTGGAGCCTGACTGTTACCAAAGAAACTTACGAAACCACCGACCACGGTGATACGTTTCGCGCTTTCATTGGTGGCTTAGTTTCAGGCTCTGGCACGGTTGAGCTTGTTTACGACCCTGACGCAACCGGTCAAGCTGGATTCCTTGAGGATGTTGTCACAACCAACGATCCTGCGGATGCAACCTTTGAGCTGTTTACGACTGGCACAAGTTCAGGCACTGACTCTGTAAGTTTCGCTGGGATTATCACTGAAATGGAAATTACTTCCACTGTTGGTGAACTGGTGATTGTTACCTGCAGCTTTGTGACCTCCGGCACGATTACTTCTAACCTTGAGTGATAAGGCTATAGTTTGAGCGATACACTCAAGCTATTTAATGCCTGCTAACAATCGCACTGTGGATTTGCTGGTTGAGGCGTTTGATCTCAACCAGCGTCGCAAGTTCGAGCTGAAGAATGCAGTTGGAGACGTAGTTGTCGAGCTGTACTTCAAGCCGATCACACGCGCAGATCGCAAAAAGGCGCAGAGCTTGGCTGGCACTGATGAAGCTTTGGACATCAGCACGCAGATGTTGTGTCAGATGGCAGAGCTTGAGGATGGCACCAAAGCGTTTGCCTCTGCCGATGCAGTCAAGCTGCAACGCCAGTTGCCAGAAAACGTGCTCAACGAAATCGAGCTGTTCCTGTTTGGGCTAAATCAAGAGGCTGACCTGGAGGAAGCAAAAAACGAATAAGGCAGGACAGTTGGCTCAATTTTGAGTTTTTTCTGGCCTGCGAGTTAGGTATGACTGTGAGCAGGCTTCGCACGGAACTGACCGATGCGGAGCTTGTGCATTTTGCTGCTTATTACGAGGTGAAAGCCCAGCGAGAAGAAAAAGCAATGGATCGCGCAAAAATGCGACGGCGGTAGACTTCTAGCAGTGCTGGTGGTCTGTTGTGGCAGAATCCAACGTCAAACTAAGAGTTGACGCGCGGGATGCTGTCAATGCGTTGCAGCAGACCAACCGCGCTAGCGAAAAGCTCAACAACACGCTTGGCAAGACTGAAAAAAGAGCGGCAACTGCGACTGGCAACATTCAGCGGATGGGCGTGTCGTTTAGAACGACTGCCGCATCCATTGTTGCGATTACGGGTGCCGTTACTTTCTTTAGCAGAAGCCTCAATGTCCTTGGCGAGCGTCAGGCCGATGCGGCTGCATTAGCCAACGGATTGCAAAAGTTAGGCAAAGGAGAGGCGGAACTTAAACGGCTTCAAAAGGCTGCTGACGAGCTGGGGAAAGCAACGCTGTTTAACCAAGAGGATTTTGATGCTGGTTTTGCTCTGCTGACCAGCTTCACCAGCATTGGTGTCAACAGTTTTGAGCGTGTCGCCGAGGCTGCGGCAGACGTTGCTCAAATCACGGGTCAAGATGTCAGCAGTTCGCTGTTGCAGCTAGCCAAGGCATTGCAAGATCCGGTGCGCGGCCTGACTGCCCTGTCGCGTTCTGGCACAACGTTTACCGATCAGCAGAAAGAGCAAATCAAGGCGCTAGTTGAATCAGGCAGGCAGCTTGAAGCGCAAGACCTGATATTGAGGGAGATTGAGACTCAATATGGAAACGCGGCAAGAGCTGCAGGTTCTGCAGGTTATGCAGGCGCTGTTGATTCTCTTGGAGAGAGCTTCCGTGATTTCCAAGAGCGATTAGCGCGAGGCGTAGAGCCTGCCGTCCAAGGGACGTTAGTGGCCCTTACAGATTTGTTTGATCTGATCAACCAAATCCCTGAACCTGTCGGCAAAGCCGCTTTAGGTATCGGTGCCACGGCAACTGCAATCATTGCTTTGAAGGCCGCTGCAGCGGCGGCAATACCTGTCGTGAAAACTCTGTTCGCTCTAGTTGTGGCGAACCCGTTTGTTGCGCTAGCTGCAGGCATAACAGCTGCGACCGTGGCGCTTGCTGGCTATAGAAACGAGTCAGAAAGGATTGCAGATGCTGCGGTAGGCGGTGATGCTGCCGCGGTGCAAGCTGCGCGTGCAAGATTGCTTGAGACTGAGCAAGAAATTAGCCTGAAAAAACTTGAGCTAGAGGGTGCAAGGGGTCAGAAAGCGCAACAAATAAGGCGCGAACTAAAGCGGCTGCGTGACAATGCTGAGGCACTGCGGAAATCTATCCCTAAGGTTGCAGATCCAGCGGCGGCTGAAAATAAAATTACGCCTACTGGCGGCCTTCTCAAGGCTGATGAGAAGAAAGAGAAAAAGAAAGGGAAAACCGATTTAGAGCGGCAGCAGGAAGCGGCTAGCAAGTTGTTGAAAACGCTTGAAGAGCGTCAAACACTTGCGACCGCACTAACTTCAGACGAGCAGAAGATGCTGCAGTTAAAAATTGATCAGGCGAATGTTGATGAACAATTCCCACTGTTATCCGCTAAAACGCGCGACAACATTAAGGAACAGCTTGAGGCGTTGTATGCGCAAGAGAATGTCACGCAAGCGTTGAAAGACGCGGCTGACGATCGCGCCAAAAAAGAAAAAGAAGTTGCAGACAAACAAGCCGAGCAGGCAAAAAAACTAGAAGATCTCTATAAAAACGTTGGCACTGCGATTGAAAACTCAATAGTTGACGGGATCATGGGCGCGATTGATGGCACTCAAACCCTGCAAGAAACTGTTTCTGGGCTTCTAAAGGATATTGGCAAAATGTTCTTGCAGTTTGCGGTTAGAGGGCTGCTTCAGGGCACAGGGTTGCCAATGTTTGCCGCTGAAGGTGGTTACGTCTCTGGCGCCACCAATGCTGTTGTCGGAGAGGCTGGGCCTGAATACATCATTCCTGAGTCGAAGATGCGTGAAAGCATGGCGCGTTACTCGCGTGGCGCTCGCGGCTCTGCTGTTATTCCTGAAAACGGAGAAGGGGGCACCAGCGGCATGGATGGCGGCACAGCAGTTGCCGCACCAATCGACGTTCGCTACACCGTTGAACGCATCAATAGCGTTGACTATGTGACTGCCGATCAGTTCCAGCGTGGAATGCAACAGGCTGCAGCACAGGGTGCAACACAAGGTGAGCAGCGTGCCTTGACTACTCTTAGGCAGAACACTTCGCAGCGTAAGAGGATTGGTATCTGATGGCAGATCAAACGTTTGCCGTAACTGTTGTTGCTAGTGGTGGCGGCAACCGCTATCGCTTTGACGGTGGTTCGCTGGATGCTGAAACACTCGAACTGACAGAAGGCAAGACATACCGATTCACGCAGGAAGATTCCAGCAACTCAGGCCATCCGCTTCGATTCAGCACTACTCCTGACGGCACCCATGGTGGTGGAACGGAGTACACAACAGGCGTAACAACGGCTGGGACACCTGGCAGTTCAGGCGCTTACACGGAAATCACGATCGCCTACAAGGCACCGCTGCTGTTTTATTACTGCAGTGTCCACTCTGGAATGGGTGGTGCTGCCAAGACCGTTGGCATTGAAGAAAGCGATGCAGGTCTTGCGTTTGGCCACTATCTGACCTTGCGCTCACCTACGACTTTGGGTGACTTTAAGTTTCAGAACTACTGGGTCGGAGAGAACGCTGACTTTAACGGCACTGCTTTTGGCTTTCTGCCTTTTGCATTTTCAGGCGTGACGATTACAAAGGCTGGTGACAACCAACCTGCAACCATTGCTTTCCCAAACAACGAGCTGAGCCGTCCTTTTGCGACGATTGCAGTACAGGACGAGTATCTAGCCAACGTTCGC